AGTTAAATACTTCTTTCATGAGGAGGCGGGTATTGCACCTAAGATGGATAAGACCTATGAGTATATGAGACCAGCAATGAGATCAGGACTTACTACTACAGGGTTGTTTATAGCAGCAGGATCTGTGGGTGATTTGTCACAATGTAATCCTCTTAAGGATATGATTCTTAATCCAACTTCTAAAGATGTTTATGCTGTAGAAACTAATTTAATAGACCATAAAGGTACTGAAGGTATGTCAGGTTTATTTATTCCTGAACAATGGTCTATGCCTCCGCACATAGATCAATATGGTAACTCTAATGTAGAAGAAGCTACCGTAGCCTTACAACAACAATTTGATGATTGGAAAAGAGAATTAAATCCAGAAGATTATCAGTTAAGAATATCTCAGCATCCCAGGAATATAAAAGAAGCATTTGATAATAGATCTGTATCAGTATTTCCTACACATCTTCTTTCTGCACAAGCTAGAAGAATAGAAGAAAAGGAATATGCATATGAATTTTTAGATATATCTACAGATGCTAATGGAAAGCCAACTGTTAAAAAAAGTAATAGACAACCTATACGTGAGTTTCCTGTAAACAAAAAGACTGAAGATAAAACGGGGTGTTTAGTAGTATGGGAAAGACCTAATAAAGAAAAACCAGACTTTGGAAGTTACTATGCTTCTATTGACCCTGTAGCTGAAGGTAAAACTACAACATCGGATTCATTGTGTTCTATTTATGTAATGAAAAACTCTGTAGAAGTTACTAAAGTAACTGGAACAGAAACAGAAACTTATATAGAGCAAAGTAAAATTGTAGCAGCATGGTGCGGGAGATTTGATGACATAAAACAAACTCATCAAAGACTGGAACTTATTATAGAGTGGTATAATGCATGGACTGTAATAGAGAATAATATTTCTTTATTTATTAATTATATGATAAGCAGAAAGAAACAAAAGTATTTAGTTCCTAAAAGCCAAATAATGTTCTTGAAGGATTTAGGTGCAAACAAAAATGTATTTCAAGAATATGGTTGGAAAAATACAGGAACACTATTTAAATCACATCTTCTTAGTTATGGGATAGAATTTGTAAGAGAAGAGCTTGATCAAGAAACAAAAGAGGATGGAACTGTTGTTAAAACAACTTATGGTATAGAAAGAATTCCAGATCCCATGCTTATAAAAGAAATGCAAGAATATGCAGATGGAGTTAACGTAGATAGATTGGTATCATTTGTAGCACTTGTATCTTTTATGAGAATACAAGAATCTAATAGAGGTTATACTAAGCAAATCATAAGAGATGACGCAGCTAAAAAGTTGCAAAAGTCGGAAAATTTGTTTAAATTAAATAGTAGTCCGTTTAGACATATGGGTAGAAACAAAACATCAAGAGGTAGAGGATTTAAAAAGTCTGCTTTTAAAAATATTAAATAATAACTATGCAAGTATATAATGCACTTCAGTTAAAAAAGGGAGCTAAAGTTGAACAAAATCGAATGGGAACTGTAACTCAACCTTTGCAATTTATACCTAAGAAAAAAAAAGATGATGAATGGGCTGCTTGGAATATTGATTGGTTAGAATGGAATGGTATAAAACAACTTCAAATAAGTGCAAGAAGATTATCTAAAAATTATAAACTTGCAAAAGGTCATATTGATAGAAGTGACTATATAGTAGAAGAAGATAATGAGTCTAGAGACATTGTAAGTATGCTGACTCAAAATGACAATGAAGGGTCTGCTTTAGAGTTAAAGTTTTATCCTATTATTCCAAATGTAATTAACGTACTTGTAGCAGAATTTGCTAAGAGATCTACTAAACTTACATATAGAGCTGTTGATGAGTTTTCATATAATGAAATGCTTGAGCAAAAAAGGCAAATGGTTGAAGAAACTTTAATGAGTCAAGCCCAAGTTAAAGTTACTGCAGCAATGTTAGAACAAGGTTTAGATCCTAATTCTGAAGAAGCACAGCAACAACTTAATCCTGATACTTTAAAAACTCTTCCAGAAATAGAAATGTTCTTTAAGAAGAGTTATAGATCAATGATAGAAGAATGGGCTAGTCATCAGCATAAAGTAGATGCTCAAAGATTTTATTTAGAAGAGTTAGAAGAAAGAGCTTTTAGAGATATGTTAATTACAGATAGAGAGTTTTGGCATATGCGAATGATGGAAGATGACTATGAAGTTGAATTATGGAATCCTTTATTAACGTTTTATCATAAATCTCCAGATTCAAGATATATTTCAGATTCTAATTGGGTTGGTAAAACAGATATGATTACCGTTTCTGATGCAATTGATAAGTATGGTTACTTGATGGATAAAGATCAACTTGAAGCTTTAGAAGCTATTTATCCTATAAGAGCAGCGGGATATTCTATTGGGGGTTATCAAAATGATGGATCTTTTTATGATGGTACGCAGTCTCATGACTGGAATACACAAAGACCTTCTTTAGCAATGAGGCAGTATACTAGTTTTATGGGGGATGGTATAGTTGAAGGTACAGATACTATACAACAAATACTATCACAAAGTGAAGATTATCGAACTGAAGGTACTGCATATTTACTCAGAGTTAGTACTGTATATTGGAAGTCGCAAAGAAAACTTGGTCACCTTACCAAAGTTACAGATCAAGGTGAAGTATTAAATGAAATAATAACTGAAGATTATAAGGTTACTGATAAGCCTATTTATGATACTAGATTATTTAAAAATAAAACAAAAGAAAATATTGTATTTGGTGAGCATATAGATTGGATATGGATTAATGAAGTATGGGGTGGTATTAAGATAGGGCCGAATATTCCAAGTTATTGGGGAATGAATAATCCATCTGGAATGAGTCCTATATATATTGGAATAGATAAAGCAAAACCTGGACCTTTACGTTTTCAATTTAAAGGAGATAATTCACTATATGGTTGCAAGCTTCCTGTAGAAGGTGCTGTTTTTTCTGATAGGAATACAAAATCTACAGCTCTTGTAGATCTTATGAAACCTTTTCAAATTGGATATAATATTGTAAATAATCAAATGGCCGATATACTGGTAGATGAATTAGGTACAGTAATTATGTTAGATCAAAACACCCTACCTAAACATTCATTAGGTGAGGATTGGGGTAAAGGTAATTTGGCTAAAGCTTATGTAGCTATGAAAGATTTTCAAATGCTTCCATTAGACACTTCTATTACAAATACAGAAAATGCATTAAATTTTCAACATTTTCAAAAACTTGATTTAGATCAGACTAATAGACTTATGTCTAGAATACAGCTGTCAAATTATTTTAAACAACAAGCTTATGAAGTTATTGGAGTTAATCCTCAAAGAATGGGTCAACAAATATCACAGCAAACTGCTACTGGTGTAGAGCAAGCTGTTAATGCTTCATATGCTCAAACAGAAACATATTTTATACAACACTGTGATTATCTTATGCCTAGAGTTCATCAAATGAGAACTGATTTAGCTCAATACTATCATAGTACTAAACCATCTGCAAGATTAACTTACATAACATCTGCTGATGAAAAAGTAAATTTTGAAATTAATGGTACAGATATGTTAATGAGAGATCTTAATATATTTGCTTCTACAACTGCAAATCATAGAGCTGTATTAGAACAACTTAAACAAATGGCTATGCAGAATAATACTACAGGAGCTAGTATATATGATCTTGGAAAAGTTGTACAATCAGATTCTATTGCTGAACTTAATTCTGCTATGAAAGGTGCTGAAGAAAAACAACAAAAACAGCAACAAGAACAAATGCAGCAACAACAGCAAATGCAAGAACAGCAATTACAACAGCAACAAGAAATAGAAAAAATGAAAATTGATGCAGAAGCTGCAGAAAAAGATAAAGATAGACAAAAAGATATACTTATAGCAGAAATTAAAGCTTCTGGTTTTGGTGCTATGAAAGATATCAATCAAAATCAACAATCTGATTTTAAAGATGAAATGGATAACATTAGAAAAACAGAACAATATCAGCAGCAAACACAGATACAAAGAGAAAAGCAAGGTAATGATATGATGAAGCATAATCAAAAAATGTCTATTGAAGAGCAAAAAATACAAGCTCAAAGAGATATAGCTGATAAACAACTTCAAATAGCTAAAGAAAATAAAAATAAATATGATGTTAAGTCTTCAAATTCTAAGAAGAAAAAATAATTTAGCTATATAATGCAAAATTTTTAATAAAAGTTTGTAAGTAATTTTAAATCTTTAAGATTTATTTTAGTATATTAAAGTAATAACCAACAAAAACTGACACATGGCAGAAGAATTAAATGAGGAAACTCAAGTAAAAGACTCTACAACGGTAGAAGAAGTAAATATAGATATTGATGAAATGTTTGGCCAACCTGGAGCTGAGAGTGTAATGCTACCAGCAGAAGAGGTTGAACCAGAAGAAAAAAAGTCTAATCTCTTTTCTAAACCAAAAGATATAGACACAACGTTCCTTGACAAGACTGAAACTACAACTGACACTGAAACTCTTAGTGCTCAAGAAAAAATTGATTCAACACCTGATTCTGTAGTTGAAGAAGCATTAGCTGAATTAGATGATGCAATTACTGAACAAGAAACAGGAGAAAGTAAATCTGGTAGACGTAAAACAGATAAAAGTGGTTTACAAGAACTAGCTTCTAAAATGATAGAAGAAGGTACGCTATTTGGTTTTGATGATAATAAACCACTTGATGAATATACTACTAAAGACTTTAGGGAATTATTTGAAGCTAACTTTCAGGAAAGAGAAACTAAGATTAGACAAGATACTCCTAAAGAGTTTTTTAATTCACTTCCGCAAGAACTTCAGGTAGCAGCAAAATATGTTGCAGATGGTGGTACAGATTTAAAAGGATTATTTAGAACTCTTTCTCATGTAGAAGAAATTATTGAACTTGATCCTGAAAATGAAAATCATCAAGCAGAAATTGCTAGACAATATTTAACTGCTACTAATTTTGGTACACCAGAAGAAATTCAAGAAGAAATAGAAACTTGGCATGATATTGAAAAACTTGGAAAAAAGGCAAAACAATTTAAACCAAAGTTGGATAGAATGCAAGAGCAAATAGTTGCTCAACAACTTGCAGAGCAAGAACATAAAAAAGCTCAACAAGAAGAAGCTGCATCAGTATATATGGATAATGTATATCATACTCTTTCACAAGGTCAGTTAGGAGATATTATATTAGACAAAAAGGTTCAGAATCATTTATACTCTGGATTAGTTCATCCAAGTTATCCTTCTATATCAGGCAAACCTACAAATTTATTAGGACACCTGCTTGAAAAATATCAGTTTGTAGAACCTAGACATGACCTTATTGCTGAAGCATTATGGTTACTTTCAGATCCACAAGGATATAAAAATAAAGTAAAAAGTCTTGGTAGTAAAGCAGCTGTTGAAAAAACAGTAAGACAATTAAAAACTGCTCAGTCACAAAAAAATACAAGTTCTTCTGGAATATCTAGTAGTAATGCTAATACAAGAAGAACAACTAAAAAACCAACAGTACAACGTAAAAACAATATGTTTAAACGTTTTTAATTAGTAAACAAATAAATAAATAAATAAATAATGGCAACTCCAGTATTAAACAATGGTATCTTTCTACGGGATACAGCTTACAATGCAAGTTCACACGTAGATTCTTATCACTTGGTTAACATGCTTAAAGATGCAGAACCTATGGACCTTGGTCCTGTGGACCTATGGGCTATGTCCCAAAAGGTAGAAATGCCCCTTTATCAAATGTCTAGCTTTGGTGGGAAAAATGTAATTGAAGTAGACAATGCTCGCGGAGAGTATAAATGGCAAACACCAGTCTCAAGAGATCTTCCTTATGTTATTGAGGATATGGATCAAATCCTTGGAAACACAAGAGGTGCAGATGGTCAAACATTCCGTATTAAGTTAAGTCGAAGAGAATTTGGTCATGGTGATATCATTACTTATGACAAGTACAATGGTACTGAACTTTATATCACTGATGAAGATATTCTTCCAATGGGTGATGGTTTTGTTTATACCGTACAAATGGTAAACAATAATAATGCTGCAACTTTTGATGCTGCATACTTAACAAGTGGAACTAAGTACTTTAGAAAAGGTTCTGCTAGAGGTGAGTATGGTGAAAGATTCTCTGATATTACTACAGGAACTGGTTTCCGTGAGTTCTACAACTATGTAGGTGGAGCAGAAGCACACGTTCACTATTCAGTTTCTTCTAGAGCTGATCTTATGATCAAAGGTGGAATGAATGCTGATGGTACTGTACCAGTAACTGAGATCTGGAGAACATCTGGAGATAGCATGGATCCTTCTGTAACATCATTAGATGATATGGTTAAAGTAATGGGTAAAGACAAAGTAAAAAGAGCATTTGATAATGGTGATCTTTCTCGTTCTTTCCTTACTCAAATGGAAGCTGCTCACTTAACAAAAGTGGCAAATGACATTGAGTCTTACCTTATGTGGGGACAAGGTGGTAGAGTTAGACAAGACGGACCAGATGATTTAAGATTATCTGTAGGTCTTTGGCAACAACTTGACAACTCTTTCAAAAGAGTATACAATAAGAATAACTTCAACCTTGACTTATTCCGTTCTGAGATTTATAACTTCTTTAACGGTAAAGTTGAATTCCAAGGTCCAGATCCAAAAAGACAATTGATTGTCCAAACTGGTATGGGTGGAATGAGAATGGTTAATGAAGCTATCAAGCGTGATGCTGTAGCATCAGGACTTGTAATCCAAGCTGCTGATATAGGTGCAATCACTGGTCAAGGAATGGACTTGAACTTTGGTTTTGCTTACACTAGCTATGTGATTCCTTTCCTTGCTAACGTTAAGTTTGTACTTAACCCAGCATTTGATAATGTAAATACTAATGATATTGAGAACCCAATCATTGATGGATTCCCATTATCTTCTTATTCATTCATTATCTTTGACATCACTGATAACACTAATGACAACATCTTCTTGTTGAAGTTAGAGTGGGACAACCAGTTAAAGTGGTGGTATCAAAATGGTACAATGGACTACATGGGACGTAGCCAAGGATTCCAGTCTTCTGGTCAATTCAATGGATACCGTGTCATGATGTCACAAACAATGCCTGCAATTTGGGTTAAAGATCCAACTAAGGTATTGAAGATTGTTATGAGAAATCCAGTTACTGGCGGATCATTCTAATCTAAACAATAAATACTCAAAAGGGGGAGGGCTAATCCTCTCCCTTTTTTTTTAATAACCAATACAAAAACCAATGTCAACAAAAACAAATTTTACAATGGTGGAAACACCAACTAACGCAAAAGATTCTAAAGTTCTTATTAAACCTTATTTTGATGCAAGATCTGAAAATATGGGATTAGAACAATACGGACTTAGTTTATTTGATGGAGTTAAACATCAAGAACAATTAGCTTGTTTAGAAATTAACGGTATTAATAGATACTTAACTGGTCTAAATGAGTTTGCGCCAGAGATTAAAAAACTTAACCCTGAATTAAGAGAAGCTAAAGTAAAACAAATTAGAGCTACAGTTGCTGATTTAGAAGCAGAGTTAGCGTCTAATATTCTAGATCCAGAAGATAAAGATTTTTGGAATAAGGTAAAATTACTTAAACCAGATAATAACGAATTTTGGAATAAAATTGATATAAGTGTAGGTAATGAACCTTTATACTTAAACATGACTAATCCTTATGATAGAATTAAATTATGCGCAATTGAAGCTGGTGGATTTTCACTAATAGCTAAAAGTTTTGAAGATGCAAGAGCTAGACCTAAAAAGCCTAAGTTTTATTTAGATAAAGCAGAAGAAGCAGTATCTACTAGAACTGAGTATAAGAAACTAAGAAACAAAGCATTATCTGAACTACAAAAGTTATTTGATAAAAATAGTACTAAGTTATTTTATCTTGCAAAAGTTGTAGATTCTAATAGTACACAGTATAAAAAATCAACTCCATTAGATATTTTATATGAAAATATGGATGAATACATTCATGCAGATGGTTCAGAAAATAATATGGAGCGAGCTGTTAAATCTTTCTTAGATGCATCAAATTTATCTATGGAAGAACTAAAGCTTAGAACTATAGTTAAAGACTCATCTTTTTTCAAATACATAGTAATTAAATCAGATGGTCATATTTATCATGCTAAAAAGAATGCTTTACTAGGAAGAAATGTTTCTGATGTAGTAGAATATTTGAAAAATCCTCTTAATGAAGATATCTTAGATGATTTAACTAACTCTTGTGAGACCTATTGGAAAAGTTAATAATTTTTCTTATATTATAGTATATATTTATTAATAAAACAAATTGTCATGCGCAAAAAAATGAAAAAATATCAACCAGGTGGAGAACAAAGAATGGACACTAGGAATCAACCTAATCCTGTATCACCTATAATGAAAGAACCACCAAATAGTGCACCTGTAAATGCAAGTCAACCACAAGCACCACAAGCACCTGTAACGCCTATTACTAGTAGTGCAACAGGAGCTGCTCCTGATGTTACAATGGAGGCTTATAATAGAAATATTGCAATGGGAATGAGACCACGTAAAGCACGTAATATGGCTATGAAAGAAACTGGTATCAAATCAAAAGTAGATCCTAATGCAGTAATAGGAGCTATCGGAAAAGGACTTGATCTAGCTAATCAGAGTGCTGGTACAATTGGAGCATTTAGAAGTGCTTTTCGGCAAAATGGTGGACAAATGAGTGGTAAGCAACTTAGAAAAACAAGTGCTTTTATGCAAGAAGGTGGTAGTGTGGGGAAGCCAATGAACATGGAAAAAAAGCGCAAAATAGCTGCCAAGTCCAAGAAAAAATATGATGAAGCTGGAACAGCATACTCTAAAGGCAATGCAAAAAAGGGTGATAGAAAAAAAGCTAAGGGTGCTAAACTATTCAAAAAGTCTCAGAGTGTCATGAAATATGGGGGAACAAAAAGCAGAAAAAAATAAAAGTCATGGCAAGATGTATGAAATGTGGAGGATCTCACAAGAAAAAAAGAATGGCTAAAGGTGGTGCTTTAAAGTCCGTACCAGGTGGAACTAAATACAGTGGTCTTAGATCTCTTCCTACAACTGTAAGAAATAAAATGGGTTATGCTCAGTATGGTAAATCTGTTTACGATAATGGTGGTATGGTAGGTATGCCTATGTATACTAACAACCCAAGGTTTGAACAAGGTAGAATTCTTGCTTACGGAGGTTCTTGTGGTCCTAAAGTAATTAATGCTAAATCTCTTAGAAGATCTAAATCTTTTTAAAATGTCAAATACAACTAACTCAGCAGAAGTTTTAAAATTTTTTAGAGAGTCTAAAGAAAAGATGTCTGAAGGTGGCTCAAAAGATGCATGTTATACGAAAGTAAAAGCAAGATATGACGTATGGCCTTCAGCTTATGCAAGTGGTGCTTTAGCTAAGTGTAGAAAAGTTGGAGCAGCTAACTGGGGTAATTCTAAGAAGAAATAATTGGCTGTTAGAAAAACTAAAAAAGGTCTTGCACTTAAACGTTGGTTTGAAGAAGACTGGCGTACACCTGGTGGAAAAAAAGAATATTCTAAAGGTGATAAAGGTTTTAGACCAACCAAAAGAAAAAGTAAAAAAACACCTACTACTTGGAGTGAATTAACCCCATCTGAAAAAGCCGCAGCTAAAAAAGAAAAGGAAACTAAAGGTAGAGTTAGTAGATATAAAAAAAAGAAAACATTGGTAAAGAAAAAAGTTGGTGGAACAGCAGCAAAGCCTATGGCAAAAACACTAGTTCCTAAAATGAAAAAAGGGGGAGCAGCAAAGAAGTTTACAGTACACAAGATGTATAAGGGTACTAAAACTGAAACAGCTAAAACTATGGCAGATCATAATCGTTTAAAGAAACTTGGTTATGGTCATACTAAAGCTAAAAAGAAAAAGTAAATAAAATGAGAGCAAATCCAGTAAAAACTTTAAAAAAGTTTAGAGACGTAAAAGAAGCTAGAAACGGTATGTATGTAGATACATATAATGACTATGTTAAAATGGCTGTTGGTGGTGCATCAAAAAATAATGTAGATGAAGTTTGTAAGGTTGATCTTGCTTCTGGAGGTCCTCCAAGATGTCGAAGAACATTAAAGCAAAGAATGCAAGCTAATAAAATAAAAAGAAAAACAAGAAGATCCAAAAGAAAGGCTAACAGAACCTTTAAAGGTGGAAGAAGGTACTAATGGCAACTAAAAAAGCAAATAAGAAAAAAGGAGCTATGAAAGGCTGTACAATCAAAAGTGGTTGTAAGTCTAAGAAAGGTGGTCTTACTGCTAAGGGTCGTAAAAGCATTAACCGTAAAACTGGATCTAATCTTAAAGCACCTCAACCAGGTGGTGGAGCTAGAAAGAAAAGTTACTGTGCAAGATCTGCTGGTCAGATGAAAAAGTTTCCTAAAGCTGCTAAAGATCCAAACAGCCGCTTGAGAAAAGCAAGAAGAAGATGGAAGTGTTAAAAGAAGAAGATTGTGATTTGATATTTATATACTGGGAATAATGAGTAAAAAGAAAACATTTATGGGAATAAAGCCTAAACATAAGGGTTACTGTACACCTATGTCTAAATCTACTTGTACTCCGCGTAGAAAAGCATTAGCTAAAAGATTAAAGCCAGGTGGAGATCTTTATAAAGGTAAGAAGAAATACGGTGGTCCATTAAAAGAACTTAATGATATGCAGTCTGCTAGAAAAGGTAAAGCTGTAGGATCTTTATTAGAAGGTGGTCGTATTAAATATGCTTCTGGTGGACCTGGACCTGTTAGTAAGGGTAAAGAAGAATTTGATAAACTTCAACAATATGCTAATAATGTTAGTTTATATGAAAAACTGTCGCCATATGGTTTAAAAAAACTATATAAAAAACCACTTAAAAGAGGTGAAATGTCACAAAATAAATTAGATCAAATTATTGAAGTAAATAAGATGAATTTACCTTGGGATAAGTTTAAAAGAACTAGAAGATAAAATGTTAAATAGTACAATAGTCATAAAATTAAAGCAACGGCTAAACAAGCTAGATAGTCAAGACTATGACAATATAGAGTGTTGGCAAGCTGTTGAAGCATTTAACAAAGCACAAGTTGAATGGTCTAGAAGACAATTGCATGGAATGAATCAAATGCAAGAAGGTGATGAGCAATCTACTAGACGGAAGGATGATCTTCAAGTTTTATTATCTAAGGATGATATAACAATGGTCGATAAAGAAGACTTTTTTTCTGGAGCTATACCTACTGATTATTTACAATGGAAAAGAGTAGATGCTTTTGCATGTAAAGAGTGTTGTGAAGATAGAAGAATGACTATATACTTAGCAGAAGAAGGTAACTTAAATCAACTACTTAGAGATAAATCTAAGAAACCTTCATTTGAATGGGCAGAAACATTTGCTACACTTATTGATAATAAAATTCATGTATATACAAATAATGACTTTGATATTACAGGTTCTAGTTTAACTTATTATAGACAACCAAGAAAGATTCAAATTCAAGGTTGTGTAGATCCATATACTAATGAAGAATCTACATTAAATATTGAATGTGAATTTAAAGACGATATTATAGAACTAATTATTGATGAATCAGTAAGTATACTAGCAGGAGATATAGAATCAGGTAATCAATATCCGAGAGGTCAGCAAGAAGCTGAAAGAAATAATTAAACTTATAGTTGATTAATTAAAAACTTTTTACTATATTATAGTATATTATTTATTTATAAACAAAAACAAAAAACAAAAAAATGTCTTATTTTTCTCACGCATTTAAAAAGACCTTTGTGATGTCATCGTACTCACAACCAGATGGGTCTAAAACAACGGCTGACTTAACTAAGGGTGAAGTATCAATATTTAACTCAAAAACTTGGGCTAATGTTTTACCTCCTTCAGGAGCTGAACCATGTTGTCCATTTATTATTGCAGCAGGTGCACCTTATACTAATGATAAAATTGGTCCATTCCACGGTGGATATAAAGAATCAATTAAATCTAAAGGAATCAATTCTAGATATGTAACTAAAGTTTGGAACTCTTTTGCTTCTGAAGCACAAGCTGCTGTTCTTCATGTTGGTACTACAGTATGGACTCAAGAAGGAGCAGATGGTGAAACAGCAGGATGTTGTCCTGAATTCCTTTGTGGTGAAAACTATCATCTAAGAGTAGATGTTAAAGGTTCTCCAGCATTAAGAATGTTAAATCACCAAGGATATGTAGAAGTTACTGCATACGGTGGTTGCTGTCCTGATGACGCAATTGATCCAGTAGCTGTTAATCCAGCTGATATTATGATACAGTGGGCTAAAGGTCTTTGGGAAAGTGTAGTTGTTACAGGTAATGGACCAAACTTTAATCCATCTAATCCTGCATCTGCAGATAGAGTAAATCCAAATCCATTCTTTGTACCAGTTGTTAATGTAACTGATAACGCAGGAGCTGTAACTGGACTTTTATTCCCTCCAGGATGGTTAGGCGTATATGGTCCTACTGCTGCTCAAGTTGCAACTCAAGCTGGTTTGCTTGAAGCAAATGTAACAGATTGGGATTCTTATACTATTCCTGCTATGGAAACTGGTATTTGTGGAGGTTTAACTTTAACAGGTGCATATGAAGAAACTAAGTTTGGAACATGTACTTTCCAACCTTCTGACTTCTATGGTTTAGAGCCAGTTAGACTTTATGCTTCTGAAGTAGATCTTAATGGAGATCCTTGTGCATTCACAGGAATCTGTGTAGTAAACGAATGTTTAGGTAAACAAGCTCAGGGTCTTGGTGAAACTGCTCTTAGAGATTTTATTTTATCAGAATCTTACAGACAAAATCCCTTTGCTACTGATCTTAGAATCCGTGAGATTACTCAAGGAACTGACATGATTGACAGTATAGGAGGAGTTTACAAAGATAAACTTTATGATAGATTATTAATTCAACATACTGTTCCAAGATACAATAATCCATCTGGAACATTTGATAATGATCAGTATGTAATTGAAATTCTTACTGAAGCTGATAGTGCTATAAACGGACCTGGTTCACAAGCAAGAGCTTTGTTAGTATCAGATCTTAACGCAACATTCAGCACTTGCGGTGAAAGCTGTATAGATATTGCTGATGGGTCAACTGTTGACTGTCCAGCTGTATCTATCCCAGTTGTTCCGAGACAAGTAACTGAATTACTGTAATAATAATTAATTACTCATAAAAGGGAGAGTGAGATATAATTTCTCCTCTCCCTTTTTTTATTTCTAAAATATGGCAAATCATGTATTAAGTTTAGAAATACCAGAAGTAGGAAATCCTTGTGTTATTAAAATTTTTGATACAAGTGCATATTCTGCACAAGTTGGTATTTTTGAACCAAAATTATATATAACAGTTCCTGGTTATACAAATGCAGCTGAAGTAGCTTTTATACCTCAGTCATCTCCTACATTAACTGGATGTGACCTAGGTATACAAACACAAAATTGCGGTTCTTCATATGTGAATTTACCTGATGGAATATATGTAGTAAAGTATGTAGTAGATCCTACACAAACTGTGTATGTAGAATATAATCACTTGAGGACTACTCAAGCAATGAATCTTTATCAAAAAATTCTCTGTGATATTGAAGTAGCAGATTGTGATCCTCCAGCTAAAGTAAAAGATAAACTTAATCATCTTAGACTTATTGGAATGTATTTAGAAGCAGCTAAATCTAAAGTGGAAACTTGTCATGAAGCACAAGAAGGAATGACGCTTTATAATTATGCTTTAAAACTTCTAAAAAAATTAGATTGTAGAAACTGTTAACCGTTTAAAACCAACAATTATGGCAACATGTAATAACTGCAGAAAAAGATTATCCTGCGGATGTCAAAAAGCTAAAGCATCTGATGGTGCTTCAGTTTGTAAAGGCTGCAAAGCTTCTTATGAAGCAAGTATAAAAAAAAAGAATTTAACTAAATTTATAAAGTAAAATGTCGGCAACACCTGCACAATTTCAAATACTTCCTTGTTGTCCTGAAAATGGTACTGTAGCAATAATAAACATTAGTGGAATACTTTCGGATGGGGACACAGGAGTTTATACGTATAATGGTCCTGGTATAACAGTACCTGGTACTGATGTTGTATTTGTTACAGGAGCCTGTTATACTGTTTCTTTACTATCAAATACAGGAAGTGTAACTAATGTACCTGCATCTGATTTTACAGGCTACTTTTTAAATTCTAGGTGTGATGATCCTACAGTCGATGCAGCTTGTCCAGATTGTACTCCTGATCCTGGTAATTACTATATTAAAGCTGTTCCATGTTGTGGAGGAGATCCTATATTTTTTAAAGGTGAAGGTTATACAGGAGGAACTGGAATTACAAATCCAGGTGGGCAATTAGGAGGCTCTCAACAGCTAACACCTTCTATACCTCAGTTTAGTATAAATAACTATGAGGGAGTTTATTTATTTCAAGGATTTGTACAACAGAGTCAACAAAATCTTTTAGGTTTAGAAGTTGGTCAATGTTATACTTTTTCTTTTAATAGTATATCTGATCCTAGTTCTGAAATAACACAAGCTGAGTATAATGCATTAAGTTATCCACCTTATATATCACAGTTAGACTTTGTAAATAAAACAGACTGTGATACAGTAGATGCTGTAACAGGTGAAAAAATATGTCCAGATTGTGAAGAAGTATGCTATAGACTTACTAGTTGTACAGGTATAATCATAAACACTGTTATAGATCTTTCTTTATATGTTGGAACATATATTGAACTTTTTGGATATACAGGATCTTGGTTTGTTGAAATAAATAATGGAATATGTCAAGATCCATCTAGAACTTTAAAGATATCAGGAACAGGAGCTACTCCTTGTCCTTGTCTATGTTATGAAGTTATAGGTGAGTCTGGAGGTATAAGTTATATAGATTGCGATGGTGTTAGTCAATATACATATGGGCCAGCAAAATTTTGTGCACAAGCTCCTCCTTTAATTAAAGGTGTAGAAGGTGAAGATTATACGCTTATAACTGGTACAGATTGTATAGATGGTGAATGCGCAGAACAATGTTTTTTACTTACTAATTGTGATCCTACAGCATATCCTGAACAAGATGCAACTCTTATTTCAACATTGCAAAGTTTATCATCATATGTAGGAACAAATAGTGTAGTTGTATTAGCAGGATATGATGGATGTTGGAATGTTACTTTAGCAGCAGAATGTGATTGCCCAGTAGATGTTACAGTAATTAGAGATTATATAGATTGTGAAGAATGCTTAGGTATTACTGCTTATAAGTTATTTAACTGTGAAAAGATAAATGAAGTAGTTTATACTCTACAAGACTTTTCCGCATATGTAGGTCAAGTTATCAAAGATGATTGCGCATGCTGGGTAGTAGAAGAAATAGATTATCAACCACCTAGTGAAACAACTATTGTAGATCCTATAGTATTTGAAGATTGCAATACATGTCTTACTACATATTACACTCTAACTGATTGTGATGATTCAGAATCAGTAATTATTAGTTCAACTAACTTATCACCTTATGTAGGTCAAGTAGT